TTAACCCTCAAATTTAAATTCTAATTCGTTTTGTCTTTCTTTATTGAAAATAAACTCAATATCTTTACCCACAATAATGCTGTGCCTAAATTTCTGACTTGATTCTAAATCATTTTTGATGCTAGATAATTCAATAGATAAATCCCCTTTTTTTAGATGGCTAATATCAAACGAAAAACTTGGTTCTTCGGTTATTGTATCAATAAGCGTATTTGTGAAATGCCGTAATACAATGCGATATTTTACATCCGGTTCAACAGTTACACTCCCTTCATACCACCCGACCATGACGCCAGATGTTTGCTGCAACCTATTTCTTGACGACCAGTTAATGTCTATTGTTTTATCGAGTATTGATGCAGGATAATAGCAACCATTGATAGTAACATTAGCAGGAGGGTAAGGCCGTATCGCCCGTCCATTAATATCAATAACACGCCCCGTTGCATCTTTGGGATCAAGTGAACCAGTTGAGGTGCTTGTAATGATACGACAATCAACCCTGTCACCCTCGTAATAGTCTTCTGTTTTTATCGTTAACTGTCCTCCACAAAAATAGACTCGACTATTTTGATTATGTATTTCGGGTATTGTGTCAAGACAACCTCGTTTTACAGTTAATTGATTACCATTACACGATTCAACAAATAGAATCTCATCATCAATTAAAATCCAAGTGTATTCACTGTTTCTCGGCGCATTATCTAGCGTAATAACAGATTCCATTTTGTTAATTTGCTGTACTAATGTTCTCATTTCACATTCAGTGAGGCTTTCTGCATTATCAAAATTATTAGACAGCGATGTGACCAATTCCGCCAGAATCATATCATTAGGTAAATCAATAACAGCAGAAGCAATTTGTCCTGCCAAATCATTGCCACCTTCTAATAACCGATCTACTGTTTTTTGTCCGTAGTTATACACTAGTTCATAATAAGGCGATTCAACGATAATAAAGTTTTTGACAGGTTTTGCTACACCATTATCCGCAGGTAAGGAAATAGGTGGTTGAGTGCTGACAACAGATGAAGTAGGCAATGAAAACACATCTCGGGAACATTCAATCGTTACCTGATTACTTTTTTGTGTGCCATAGTCAACAGAGATTATTCGCATTACCACATTGCCCAATCCCAATTGTGGCATATTTAATAGAAACACATCTCCTCGACTCAACATTCTACCGTCTAAATTAAGCGTTAGTGTAACAGAAGCAAGATCAGAAGATAAATACGCTAAGTCCCTCATCGCCAATCGAGAAGCCAAAGAACGACTATATACAGTATCGTATGTGACTGTTGTATTATTTTCTCGACCAGCCATTGTAATTAGTGCATCGTCGCGAACTGTGACCGAACCTTGTTTATAATCATTTGTTCTATCAATAAAATTGACTGTAACAGAATTAATCATCTCAGTGACAATATTTTTTTTGATATCCGAAATTTTAACAATATTTGTTTTATCAAATATTGGTAGTTCATCAATATTGTAATTATTTCTGATCAATTTTATTTCAAACTGATTTGTTTGCGCATTTTGATCAAGCACACAATCAACCGTTTTTTCAATATTCTTCTTTAAATCTTCAAATTTACTCTGATTGTTCCAAAGATAAGATAACCCAAGTTTTTCTTGATAAAATATATCTGCAGCTTGCTTGAATGATTCCTCATTAATAATATTCTGCACTGACTGCGAATTAAATCCCGTATACTGGCTTAACACCAATTCTCTCAGTATATGTGCTGGATTCATATCTGCATTTGAACCATGAATAGCATACATCATTGTGTCATAAATTAGGCTAGAATCAGAACCAACAATAACGGGGACGCCATCCTCTGGTGTGTTGTCGATCTTTGCACTTAAAGATACATTATGATTGCCAACATTAATGCAATAAATATCAACACCTCGACCGTTGGCTATATTAAATCTGCCCGATTTATTAATTAGATCATGAATATCATTATTTTTAATAGAATCGACATTCTCCAACTCGCCGTCACTCACGAAGATACAACAACGGTTCATATCAAAATTAATCACTTCTTTAAAAAAAGAGACAGATGCACTCAAAACAGACTCAAGATTCTCTCCTCCCACAATCTTCAAGTCATCAATAAATGATAAAAGAGGTGAAATATCATTTTCTGATACCTTTCTAATTAATTTAGTTTGCGGTGAACCACCTTGATATGTTGTGATCAGTATATCTAATCTTGACGAAGTTAGATCCATAGAAGTTTCAAGATTATTAATTGCTCGTTTCATTGCTGTTTTTAGTGCAGTAATGCGTGACCCACTCATGCTATTAGATGTGTCTAAAATAAAATGTATCGCTGTGTTACCTAGTCCGCCTTCAGATCTAATTTCAGCTTTTTCGTTATACCATTGAGGTGTTTTTTTTGCATCTTGATAATGTATGCGTTGTACAACAACCGCTATATCTTTTAAATACGGATTGTTTCCCCAATAAAAATGCTTGAAAACTGCACCAGCAACATAACGATACGCCGGTACAATTTGCGAAATCTTGCTAGCTAGGTAGCTATTCCGGCTATGTTTATCATGACCTGAATAAACATCAACGCTTCCAGATACGCCACCCTCTCTAGATTCTCCACCGAAAAGAGATGGTTTATCAACAAATAACGTCCCATCTTGCAACGATCCTTTCCATGCAATTCTGTCTGCTACGCTGATATTAATCAATTTATCAATCGTACCTTGGCAAAAGATCATACTAGTACCAGCGTAATATTTGTAACCTACTGTTTGTTTCTTTTTGCTTCCGCCCATATTCTCCGCCTAGCTTGTTCTATTACTTGATTTGCCATTACGTCATTAATTTTTATTAAAATTTCAGCATCAATACCATTTTTCAAAAAATCGGACCAATCTAATCCATGACGTTTAAAAAAAGCTCTTCCACCTGAACTACATTGTCGTGCTGCAATTAGATCTTCACGCTTAACAATTAACTTCATTATTTTTTACCGCCTTTCTTTCTAATAGCTTTAAGCGATTTATCACCTACCCAAGTGTAAATTGGATTTGTTATTTTAACTGTGCCAAAAACAATTGGTATCTCTGTCCCTTCGGTTGAAGTACCAGTTTTAAACTCATCCGCTTCTATTTTTTGTTGGTTTTTTTTACCGTGCGATCCAACCACACCAACAATTAAACCAACAACAACAGCAACCAATGCTGCAACTAATGCAAACATAAAACCTCCTTTTCAAACAATGGAATTGCCACTATTTAGCGGCTCCAAAGGAAGGTATGGAAATCCACCGTAATTAAGTGTGTTATTAAACGTATTGCAAGAATCAAGGGTTCTTAAACATCCCTTATAGAGAATAACTGATGCAATGCCTTTACTTAGATTATCTACAAGCTGTTGATTTTTTCTAAATAAAGTGATTGAATTTTCACTATGTTCTTTAATAAATGTTTGCTCTCCTTGTGGTGTTTGTACTATTCCGCCAATGAAATATCCATTCGGAACCTCTTTTTCAAACACAACAGTTATCACATCATTTTTATAAGACGTGACATTACCTGTTATTTTAAAATCATCACGATTTAACCCACATCGTTCACCATATAGGGAATACCGACAGTTTCGCTGGACTTTATCATTTACGCCCGTTTGTCCAGCTCTTGTAATTAGCAACTCGAACGTCATTGTCATGTCTTTATCTGATGTGGAGGTTTGAGTTAGCCGACCACTCCAAGCCATCGTGACCAAATTTTTTTTATCTAATGTATAAATATCAACTAGCAGGTATTTTGTTATATCTGGTGTTATCCATTGCTGCACAATCTCATTAGTAATTGGCATAGTTATAGTGATTTTGTTTTTAGATAAAGATGCATCACGCTTTATTGCACTTCGATTAATTGATTCTTTAATATAAATATTGTTGTCGATATTTAACTCACGCATACCACTCGTATAACGATAAGTGTTTAAACCATCATTAAAAACATACAATTCCGATTGTTTAAAAATATTGATCATCAAAAACCTCTATTACTTGAATATCTGATTGTGCTTGTTGATTTGTACCGTATTCAATTTGCACCCGGTCTGTATCAAACCTACAAAGCGTTAGGCAACTGATTTTATTGACTGGCTGTTCGATAATTCTGTCGATAACAATTATTGTTTTACCATGTAAATCATTGCTTATGCTAATTATTTTTGCATAAGAGACAGCATTGTCGTGAAATAATGATAAATATTTAAATGATGGTAAATCATTGTAATGACCATTACGAATAACAATCTGATTGCCACGAACCTTTCCACCATATATATTTACATCGCCATCACATAACCAAAATGGTTTAACCCTACCCTCCCTTCGATAAATAAACTCCTTAAATTTTTTTATCTCATCAAACCCATCAAGATAAAATTTAATAGACCTTGATAATTTTGATCGCTCCCATCGTTCAATTCTAGTGATTTTACCAACATCATAATCAACAATATCAATATCTTTATTTAATATTGATTCGTTAGTGCCATAATTATTATGAAGTACCTCGATGCCAAGGTAAGTCTGTTTTTTAATTATTTTGCTATGATAGTCTGGTTGTTCGATCAACTCGATGGTTACATCAAACTGAGCATCAAAACCCGATGTTTTATACTTAGAGCTATTCAAATAACATTCTCTTAATGGCAATAAATAGGCAGCTTTATAATTATTGATTACAGGGCTTATCGCTTCCTTTTTCTCATTCGGCGGTTCTTCAAAAACAAAATCAGGTTTTAATTGACGCTCTGCATGGAACACAAACTCTAATGATTTAATTTCTGATGATTTTAACCATGTAACAACTTCATTTTTTTTGCTATCCTGATAAATCAGCAAGTTATCATCAACATGATTGTCAAAATAATTTCTGACTAGGGTTGTTCCCTGATTAATTCGACCAATGTAAACAGCCCTTAACCATTCTGGAATCAACCAAGTGCTGGTTAAATTATTACGTAGCAAATCAAGATAACGATTTCTATTGTGCGGGTGCGCTATAAATGAATAATCTAACATTACTCTAGGTAAAGAACGCAACATTATTCTATGTTCTCGACCGTCTCTTGACTCGATAATATCAGTGAGCCATTCAAAACTCTCTGTTATTCCTTCGATTGGCTGTTCAGCAATAATATTTGGCATTTCCACCTCAATTTTAGACATAAAAAAAGCCCGCAATTGCGAGCGTTAGAATCAATTTTCTATTGTATGTATATCTACATTAGATTTTTTATACTCCGTTAACAACAATCAACATATTTTTGTAATGTTACACGCATCAAGAACTAGTTAGATATCTTAGATATTTAGGATGCATTAACAATCATCGCTAACTCCTCCCCATTGTCTCTATTTATTTGCATAACTCGCTTAACCCCCTCCTGTGTTGCTAACCATTGCTCCGCCGACTCGTAATCACTCACAAGTGCAATATTAATGGTTGGTGACACCGTCTGAGGTGTGTTTTCTTGTGTTGTTGATTGTGAATAGTTATTAACTACTTGTGGACGCTGTAAGCCATTTATATCGCCTCGTTGCAATGCCTCCAGATTATCGACACCAATCCGCTGAGTTGCTGCTGCATTCATCACAAACTCTTGACCATGAACGACGCCAGCAATCTGATTTCGTGCTATATTGCCAGTGTATCCACCTGTCATAAACCCAGTTGACTGAGAACGCATCGCTGAAACGTTAGCCATCCCTGTAGCAATTGCCATTGCCGCTGCTGCTGCACCTAACGCGGGTCCGACATACGGAATTCCTGCCATAGCAGCATATGCAGCGTTTGCTGCTTGATACGTGTTAATAACTGCTTGTGCAATCGCTGCAGCTTTACCTATTCTTGCCATTGCCACATTGTTGGAGTTCTGCATCTGCGCCAGTTGTTCGAAAAATTTATTAGCCTGATTTAAAATAAATTCATTTTGTTTAGCCCAAACTTGCGCTCTTAACGATGCCGCCATTGATTGATCCAAGTTAAACTTCTCTGTTAATTCATTTATTTGCTCATACATCTTTTGGAATTGTGAGATTTGCTCACTCATTAGCACCCATGAGCCTTCGAACATACCAGCAAATGGGCTTGCACTCTCAGAATTGAGCGCATTAATTAAATCATTATATCCATAATTTTCACTATCTTTTAACTCAATCAGTGCACTAACTAAATCAGCAAAATTTTGATCTTTTCTGAGCTGAGAGTTACTTTCAAGAGAATCTTTAATAGAAAGAATTCTTACATAATTTTCATTAAGAGCTATTTTCTTTCTTAACTCATCATTTTGTACTTGAGAAAGCACCAAGCCTCTGCTCACCATATCTTGACTAACGCGATAGAGTTCGTTTTCTATGGCTCGCTGCTCTGATGAAAGTTTCATTAAATTCCACTGCTTATCTAACTCTTTGTTATAATGGCCAAGCGGATCTATTGATTCTTCATATTTATTGGTAAGCAAGGTGGTATATTCATTATATTGGCTGGCTGTAATTGATCCCTCCTTATACATAGCAGTTAATTCACTTAAGCTCTTGCTATACTCTTGCAGCGCACCTTGTATTGGTTTTAATGAGTTAAGCAGTTTATCGTGCTCTTGTGTTAACGGGGTCACTCCCTTTACAATCTTTGAGGTATCATTCTCTGGTGGCAACGGATTCATTGCGGTTTCTTCGGCAGATTTTCTTTTTTCTGTTTGTTCGAGGATGCTATTGTATCCTTCTTTTAAAAAACCACCAATTCTAATTACATAATCTGTTTTAGACACTTTTTCGAGATCATCTTTAAGCTTGTTTAACCCTCTTTCAGCCGATGAACCTAATTCAAATTTGTTAAATTTTATCGTCATTGAATCAATCTTTTCGAGGAGTGCTTTTCCTGCATCTTTATCAAAATACGACAGCACTGATGCAAACTCACGAAAGAGAGGTTGCCATAAATTGAGAATGCCAGCAATAATATCCCCAGTAAAATTTGCTATGCCTTTCCAGACAATCTCCCATGCATCACCAAGATTATTAAAAGCAAATGATCCTATTGTTGCTACCGACATTATCAATCTAACAATCGTATTAAAGTACATTTTCGATGCGTCAATAATTGCTTTAAATACGTCGTTAACCGTGACCTGCATGCCTTTGAAAGCATTATTCACCGAGTTTACGAACCCATCCCACATACCGCCGATCCATTCGATCGCTGTTGAAGCCGCCTCTTTAATATTACCCCATACCGTTATAGCGACGTCCTTTAACGATATTGTGCCATCTTCTGTAAGCTTAATTTCATCCGAAAATAATGTTAAGGCAGCAATAACGGCTGTGATCGCCAAAATTATTGCACCAATAGGATTGGCAATTAATGCAAGATTTAATCGCATTATTGTTGCAGTAGCTTTTGATACACTTTTCCCTCCCATTTCAACAGATTTTACAAATAAGGCGTGATATACAGTTGCAGCGATATATCCAGCATCAAGAACAGCCAGCGCCGCTGAGGTATTTTTTACATTATCAGAAAACCATTGAATTGCTTGAGCTATTTTATTGTTAGCACCAATTGCGTTATCCGTTTCAAAAATGTATTCCTGAATACCTGCTGTTAGGTTTGTAAAAGCACCTAGCAACCGGTTAGGTATATCATCAGCTTTCTGCGTGAACATATCAAAGCAATTCGATAAGGACTGAAAAATCACATCAGTTGTAATTTTCCCTTTTTCACCAGCATCTACAAGCTTATCTGTTGTAACATTGAGTTGTTCGGCTAAATCGCCTGTTTCTTGATTACTATTATTTATAATAGAGTTTAACTCTTGTCCTGACAACATTGCTAACATTAAGGCGCTTTGAAAAGCATTTATCTCAGATGCTGCAAAAGCTCCTGTTATTGCTAATGTAGCTAAAGCATTATTTAATGCTTCAGTGTATGTTAACTGTTGTGTTATGTTATAACCAAGTTCCTTCAGCGCAATTGCATTAGTTAAAAAGCTTTCTGCCGTTATTTCGAAACTTGAATAAGTTTCTTTAGCAGAATCTATCGTATCATCTAAACACGTTTTAAAATCAGTTAATAATGAAATAGCAACTGCAATTGCCTCAATACTTATAAAACTGAATAATGTTTTCAGTATAAAACCAAAATTTTGTGCAACAACTGACGTAGTTTCAAGTTGCACTGTAAAGTTTTGATAATTGTTTATAGCTTCTTTCAATTGGTTAGCATAAGCAATATTAATCGTTAAAGCTCGTTCAAGTGTATTATTTATTTCATTAAATGCGTTTTTGAATGTTGTTGTTTCGCTTACTGCTAATTTTATGGATTCAGTAAACGTATGGATCGAATTAAAATATTTTTTAAATGGATCATTATTAAAGCTTTTTAGCATTTTCTTCATTAACTCAAGATTTTTTTGAGCCCTTTCTGATGAAGAAGCAATGCTATCTAATTTTTTTGCTATTGAATTTGCTATGTTATCAGATACCGTGATAACAGTTGCTTCACGTGGCATATTAACTCCTTAATTCACTTCTGAAAAATAATAAGTGCTTTTGAAATAAAACCATCAGAAAACTGCTGAGAGTTACCGTCGTCCTGCCCTTCTATATTCTATAGAATTTGTGTCGCCAGATTTCCGCACTTTAAGTACGATTAATGCTGAGTTAACAATCACCATTTTGCGAATGGTTTTTTTAATTATCCGCTTGTCATCTGATAAAAAGCATTATTTAATTCAATAATCTGGCTATTTATAGACGCTGACCAACCAGTTATCACATGCGGTTCCTTAATTTGCGTAATATCTGGTAGGTCTTCAACTACAGCCAATGATGCTTTTATTACTTTGTTGTGAGTGCGAACTTTGATCTATCTATTGACAGATTATGAAATTTCAGTCCGTTTCATTTTTTGTCCTTGAAGGCTTTCTCGACATGTTTTAGGTTAACTTGATCCATTGCTCGAATAATTTGAATTAGATCGTGCGTCTCTTCATCATCAAGTTGATAAAAACGCGCATACTCAATAATTGATAACCATGATATTGCTGTAGGCGACATATTGTGAGTACGCGTTGTATCTAAATCAAGAAAAGATTGATAATAAAAAATTAAATCATCATTAAGCACTGGTTTATTTTTTATTTTATCAGGAATGGGATGCCCCATTTGCTTTGCCATTCTGATTAAATCGCTATCCTTACCACTCATGTCTAGCTGATATTCAAGGACTGCGATTAGTTTTTTATATCTTCCTCTATTTGCACTGATTTATATAATTCAATATCATTCGCTTGTGATATCAAGTCAGTAAATAAATCGGGAAGCTGTTTAAACAAATTACAGGCGTTTTCAATAGAAAAAGGAATATTTTTTCCTTTTCGATCTTGAATATTATCCCATCCACGTAATGCCCCTTCAGAAAACGCCTTAATTGAAATTTCAATTAGTTTTTCTTCTGGAAGTGTATCCATTTGGATCTGTCGTTTATATTGTTTCGTCATTTTTTTAATCAGTAATGAATATTTAGAGTTCGCACCACCGATCCTTGCAATATAAAATGTTGGAATCGTTCCATTTGCGTTTGCTGCATATTCAATAGGTACACCATCTTTTTCTTTAGTTTTGTCAGTTTCAAATTGTTCAAATAAACTCATTTTTTTCTCCTATAAAAAAGCCTCAATTATGAGGCTAGGTTAAATTATTAATCATTAGCAGCAGGCATTGCTATATCGGGTAAATATTCAAAAGACTGATACATCATCGTATAACCATGCTTATTTTCTGCCCCTGTTTTTTCAAGTGGAATAGTTATTTTCTGATCTTTTTCAACGTTAGGTATTCCACCACTAAGTGCAAGCAATGGAATATCAAAAATAGCACCGGCATTATTTGATGCTAAAATAGTTGAAAAACCAACATCAGCATTATTTTTAATTGCCTCAATAGCGGCAACTGATGAGAAGAAAGCCGTTAGTGATCCTGTTACATTAAAGTTACCAACCGAAACATCAAAGCTACCTAAAATACCTAGCGCTTTAATTCCCGTAACACCATTACTAATAGATAAATTTGAGTCTGTTACGTATGCAAATAAAGTCTGTGGTATTGATGATGTTTTATCGATAACGCTCAATTTTTGGCGATATATATTAGATGTTGTGTTGTACGCTTCACTTTTATCAGCCACTAACCGTACACCATCCAATCGCTCTCCACCTTTTTTAGTTAATGAACCACAAGCAACATAACTTAAATCACAGGTAATATACTGAGCTGTCGATAAATTAAACTTAATTTCATTTGCTACTGCACCTGTAACATATTGTGCTTGCAAACCATTACCATCATCACCAAGCGTACGTTCAATACAGTAAGATCGTTTTTTGATTAAATCTTGACGACTCTCATTTTTAATAACTGTTCCAAAATACAGTTCCAATTCAAGATTATTATTGTTTTCATCGATTGGAGTAAAATCAGTATCATCAAAAGTTAACGAATAATCAGAAATAGCTGTTATACGAGCCCATCCTTTATTCTTTTTAAATGATGAATTACTGGTATCACCACCTAAAAAAATCCACTCACCCAGTGTTAAATTTAAGCTTGTCACTTTTGTTTTTGTTGTGACTAATGACGGGAATCCACCACCATTGGCTACTATTGAACATTCCCCTGCTTGGAATTTAAAACCAACCGCAGTTAGTTTTGCATTGTCATTGACTAAAGTATTTTCAGCCAAACCGCCATTAACAATGATTTTACTAGCTGTTGCACTTTTAATAACTTTAATTCCATTGTTTTTATGTTTATCAAAGCCAGAAGCAAAAATCAACATACCTTTAATTGGTGGATTAACACAAGGTGTTTCCAAATTATAACCATCACTGTCAATGCTCATTATCTTATTTTGGATACCATCTAGTGGTTTAGTGGTGAACTTTTCTCTAGCATCGGCAAACATAAAGCCTTGCATTAACCAAGTTAGAATATTTTTTGTGAAATCTAACGAAAAGCCTGCGTTAGCATCAAGATCAACAATTTTACCCTTTTGATTCTGCCGTGATGGATTAATAGTTTCTCGTTGTAATAAAGTTGTAGATCCGCCTAAATCGCTATAGCTATTAACTTCTATACCATGCCAAACTGGATTGTCAGGCAAAATCTTGAGACAATCTTCATTTGCGATATACAGCCCCGCTACATTACTATCAATTGTTTTATTTTTACATGTCATATTTTTAACCTCTCCTATCATAAGAAATATCTACTATTGTGTTAGTTCGATAAAAGCTTTGCTCGCATCGAGTTTCTAAATTATGCCGTTTTTAAATTTAACTGCCCCATCAATATACCTATAGCTATCTCTGACTAAAATCGTAAGCCTACGCGACAATTCATAGCCGTTAAGTTCTGGTTTTGGCACAAAACCTGCGCCATTTTGCTGGAATCACTTTTCCCAAGTTTAAGATTGATTATGGGTTAGAATTGCTAATACCTGCTCATCTGTGTCTGTAACTTTTTGCGATCAAATTAATTTATCGATTTGTAAATTACACCAAACTACAAAACTAGCTGATATCCATATAACAAAGTTAACTGCTAATTTCGGGTGAAACCATATTTCACCAAATTTACCTCGACTATTTTTTATTAATTCCTACCGTTTGGAAGTATTTAAATATTCCATGAACATGGCAATACATTCTTGCATTTCGTTAGATTTCCACCTGGCATCCAACCGTCACTATCGAAACAAACCTGATGATCGTTGAAATCAAATTTATTAAATTCATGGTTTTCTCTATTAGAACTGAATTTGAGTCATATCAAGAATCTGTTCAATAGAAATAACATCATGATAACCATCAGGTTCCCTCTAAACCCCATTCTTAAATGATCTCTTGTTATTGATTAATTGCCGTGTGTTGGCATTATGATTTATTAAAAAATGAATTTAGTTTGTGGAACTTCACAGAAAATGAGCACAAAAAAACCGCAATTAAGCGGATTGTTACATTGTTTTAGAATTATTTAACTTGATGGAATATAGCTTGCAATACTATTTCACTATCTGTTTAATTATATTTATTATCACGTCCCTCTTTGTTCATTCCTTGTGGGGCTGTCACAGATTTCTTTATTTTATCTTCTTTATTGCTTGTTTATCACTATTACACTTCTCGATAACATTTAACAAATGCTCATTGTATTTGAGACTATCACTGAATGTCATTGATTTCGGTGGTAAATTTGGCAGACAGTCACTGAGCAAATTTGCTGGTATAGGTCGATTGACGTAAACTTTTCGCTCTGTTGTACAGGCGGTCAACAACAGAACTGGGAATACGTTCATTAGCACAATGATTATTTTTAAGTTGCTCATTGATTCGCTCCTGACGTTCTAGTGATTGGTTTTCTAGCTCGCGTTTGCTTTGCTCATTATCTGCTATGATTTGATTGTTTTTAGCGATGTTCTGATTTAACTGTTCGATTTTTCCGAGCAATTCATCGTTTGTTTTTTGAATTGCTTCTTTGTCTTTACACAAATTAACAATAACATAAATCATAAATGTAAAAATAATCGCTATTGCCGTGTATGTTTTATTCATTTTAAACCACTCAAATAAACCGTTTTACCGCCCTGCTTGGCTGCTGTTAACACTATTTGGCGATTATGTGTCGGACTAAAACCAATGTGCACCCATTGATTATGCTCTTGAATTAATTTATCGAACTGCACCCCAGCATCAACCAACTGCTGACAAATCTCTTTAGGCGTACCGAATGACGATTTAAAGTCTACCGCTAATCCCTTTGTGTGAGCGCTTGTTGCTACACCGCCAACTTTAGCATTTAGCGCAGGACAGCGATATCCAGACGTGATAATAATTGGCTTACCTAAAGCTTTTCTTACTAGCTCCAACTTGATAGCTGTTAATTGCACATTAGCCATCAAATTATCTGGCACACGATTATCTATTTTTAATCTGTCCGCTGTCGTCGAGCGTGTAAACTCTTCTAGCGTAAAATGTTCAGTTAGCTTAGTCATCGTTGTTATCCCCCTTTTTTCTTAACATTGAATTTGATATTTGACGTAATTTATCAACACCTAAAAATCCAATTGCGCCACCAATAAATGGATTTATGCTAACGGGCAAACCAAAATAATCTAGTCCACTGCTAGCGGCTAATGATAACGCACCACACAATAATGCTTCGATCCATTTACGACGTCCACCTACCCCATCATATGTTAAACGACCGTAGGCTATGATGATGGATAGAATGACGCCATAAATTAATGGCGCATTCGATTGCAACCATTCCATGATTGATGATTTATACATGTTATTATTCTTCATATGAGTTAATGATGTGACAGCGTACTAGCTATTATGTAGTTATGTGTGTGTCTAGCATTGCTGTCGATTCGATGTTGAGTGAATGACTCAAAATTTTGGTATAAAAAACCGAATTTCGTCGGCTAAAATTAATTACATTGTGAATATAATGATCTTGTTATCACTACCCTTAATTTTCCTATCAGCTTATTGTATTCACATTTCTGTTGTTAGATAGAAACTTTATCTAAAGCTTAATTTTATTCTTAGAAATCCCATCTTTTATATGTTTACACAGTCAAGCATTTAAGTAATTCTATGAAAATGAATTGGAGAACTTATTTTACTCATCGGGTACATATTTTGCCAAAATGAAATCCGATGAATAATTAGTATCTGTCATATTAAATTTCAGCTACTACAATTTTTCTATTATCTGCTAGTCATTTCCCATGACTGAGATTCTTCATTAGCTTATCAGCTCGATTTTCAAACAATCTATCCAGCCTACATAATTCACTTCGTACCGTTTTCAAACATCCAATAAAACACTCCAAATAGACAACCGGATGACAAAAGAAAAGTACATAATAATGCAAACTTGATTTCACAACCTGTTAGTTTATATTCATTGTCAAATCTGTCTGTAGCTTTCATATTCACAAAATTTTTATTAGTCATAATCGTCTCAAAAACAGCCCTCAGAAGAGAGTAAATGGATATACTACGCGATCATCTTTTCGAATTGTCAGAAATCGTTAACTTTCGTTAACTTAATAAAATGATCGTTTATTTTTTTCGTTAAAACGATATTCCGCTTCTACATAACATATAGCTCTTAAAGCGGTTTGAACTGAATCAGGATTGATGTTTTCCCAGCCCAATGCCATCCTTATTCTTTCTTCAATTTCTAGATAATCATCATCGCTGAGCTCGTCATAAAGTTTAGTTGACAGCGCGTCAATTGCCGCTTCTTTGTCATCTCTCATTTCGATATTGCTCATCATTTCGCAATATGCTCTTTCATGTGCATTTGCGACTACACTATGTAACTGCATAACTAACCTCACCAGTAACTAAATATTTTTTAAGCTATCAGAGTGTTTTGTCATCCAATAGGAATCAACTGAATTATCTCACTCGGCGGTATAAATAAATTTACTAAATTAAAAAAGCTCACATTTTGAAAAACCGATCACGGTGCACTCAAATTTAAATCCGAAACCATTTGTAAAAATCCCCCGATCGTCAACCTTAACATTACAATCAACTAGTGGAATATCAGCGAATTCTTTTTTATCTAATCTCTTAACTCTATTTGGTAATTTATTTGAAGTCCTCGCTGATTGTTAATTTCAAACTCAAGCGCACTCTATGAATGCGCTTTGGTTTGAACTTAAATAGCAATCTCTTTATTAAAGAACTTGATGGCTAGTCGATCTCTGTCCGAGGCTAGGAGTGATTAAGTCGCTCACCCGATGCGTACTGCTGTGATTGCTATCAAAACCGCTGTACTTTCATATGCTCCAGCTAGCTACTTGAATCTCGCTTAACTAATTAAGTAACTCGTGGTATTGCTTAATTGTTTTGTTAAGTTGATTTGTTTTGATGCGAAGATAATACAGCTAAAACTGTTAAAAGTAAACAGCAAAAACTGTATCTTTAACTACAATTAATTTAATTGGGTGTTTTTTAATCATAAATCGTGGATTTAAAATTTTGAATTGGGGTATAAAAAAGCCCAATATGGGCTTTAAAATATAAATTAAAAGAAATATTTATTTTCTTTTGAAAATTTCATCATTTTTTGTGTATTCATATGCATCAAGAATTAGTCCCGATATTCTTAACACATTTTCTGGTTTATCAATAATAATTTGATCTCCAGCACCTATTTCTAATTCGGCTCTCTTAACCTCATTTTTTATCTTGTCGGTTAGCTCAATTGGCAGTTGAATTGATGGGCGTTGTTTATTATCGTAGTATCTAACCACCCACCTATTTGATTTATTGTGATAAAGTACACTAAAATATGATTCAGTGTCCTTATATGTTAATTCGTTATCATCTATAATTGAATTTACATATTCAAATAAAACTCTCTCAGAAGTAAGTGGTAATAATTTTATTATGCTAATAAGTTGTAATTATTATCTCTTTCGTCTAAATATCCTATGCTCGACCATTGTACCAACAATTCTGATTTGTTGATTTAAGGTGCTCATTGTTGTGTAATCAGGATTAAGAGGAATAAGCTCAAATTGCATTCTTTCATGCTCATCATATCCCAACTCTCGGTATTTTTTAAAAGTGGCTTCTGATTCGCCATTCATAGCGACTACAAATTCACCGGGTATTGGTTTAATCGCAGGATCAATAATGACAACATCGCCCTCTTTAAATTCTGGCTCCATTGAATCGCCTTTTATTTTTAGTGCAAACGCTTTATCTGATAATTCCAATGATGTCATAATGTATTCAAACCCTGTTGAATCCCTTAATTCACAAGATTCTGTCCAGACTCCAGCTTGAACAAAACTAATTAAAGGCACTTGGCGAGCCTTTAGATTTATGGGTTCTATATTTTTTACTTCTTTCTCTTTCCCGCTTAATAGCCATGCCATATCGCATTTAAGAGCAACAGATATTTCATATAAATAGCGAGGTTTTTTTACATCTCCACTTTCAATCGCTTGATAAGATTGTTGTTTTATTCCAACTTGCGAGGCTACTTGTTCCTGCGTTAAGTTTAATTCTTCTCGTCTGGCTCGGATTCGTTGACCAAGATTATTCATTTTAAAAGTCTCCAT